CTCCACCACATTCACAAACTGCGGAGGAATCTTGCGGTCTTTGATCCAGTCCTCATCGGGAGTTTCAAGAGCATGTCCAACTTCATGCCCCACCAGAAGGTCATAGACGGTACTACTTGCCTTTTCCCACATAGGAAGCGTGAGCACACGGGTGTGAACATTAAAGCAGGCAGTCTCTACCTTCTTGTGCTCAACCACAAGGTCTTCGGTAGCAAGCAGGCGGGCAAGGTGGGACTTGATTTCGTGATTGACGGTCATAGTGATTTGCTTTGAATGGGCACATCATACAAAAAAAGAGGGTGGTGAGACCCTCTAGTGTGCCAGTTTTGGAAGTGGTTTCAGTTATTAGAATAATACTTATCTGGATTTTCCTGTTTAGATAATGGTTTTTCTTTATTATACTTCCCTACAACATTTCTAATAGTTTGCCTATCTCCAAGTTCCTTTGCCCTTTTTGACCTTTCTTCTTTACTTCTTCTTGGTGGCCTAGATTCCTCAACAATACTCTCTCTCCACTCTTCACTCATATTTGTCATAATTGCCAATGCATTCTGATTAGTATCAGCATAACCTTCAGCAACCAGATACTCAAGAATGTAATCAAATAAATCATTTTCTTCCTTTACTGGACGATAATCTCCACTTGATTTTGTTGGGGTTTTTCTACCTTTACCGACAGGAGCAATTACTTTACCGATTGCTTTGATTACCGGATTCTTAGCAGCCGCATCAAGTGCTTTACCTACATTCTGCTGAAGATCTTCGGAAAGAATTTCCTGATCTTCGGATTGAGTGTAGACAGAAGCATAAGCTTCCATCAATCCTAACATTTCTTGATCTCTCATTTTACACAAAGACTTTTTAAATATTTATAAAAAAGAAGCGTCTCTAGAGTTGAGACGCTTCTTGAGTGCTTGGCGACGTGCCTTTGCTTGTCGGAGTGCTTGCGGTTTTAGTTTACGCTTCTGAGGTTTCCCAGAGTTGTGTTGCCAGTTGGGGAGTTTCATTTGTCCTCTGTTTCTTTGGATATCATACGAGAAAAACCCTTTACCTTTTCAAACTGAAGGACACTTTCAAATTTGTCATGCAGATCTGCCTTATGAGAAATCACAAATATATTAGCATCCTTTATGACATAACGAATAATCTTAAGAAACTCATCGGTTCCAAATCCATCAAGTGAAGAATCAAATACCTCATCCATAATCAGCAAGTTCGTATTCGCAGAATTCTTAACTCTTGCCACTTCTCTCCAAGTAAAAAGTAGTGCCAAATCAATTCTCATTTTTTCACCCTCACTGAAGGAACTATAAGAAAAGTCTTCATGAATGGGAGATTTTACAGTTTCATTAAACTCTTCATCAAGATGGAAATTAATATAAAAATCCATCATCTGAAGATAACGATTGACCTGCTGATTAATGAATGGAAGATACTTCTTGATGATCTTCGTCTTTACACCATCATCCTTGAGTAAGGAATAGGCAAAATCGTAATAAACGATTTCTTCTTTTTTCTCTGAAAGGTCTTCAAATGTTTTTTGGAGATTGTCTTTAAATTCTTCTAACTTCTCATGTTCAGTATTTCGGTTTTCAAGTTGATTGGCAATTGTTTGAATTTCAGTTTCAAGATCTCGGATTTGTCGCTGGTTAAGTGATATCCGAGTATTGTTTTGAGAAATCTCATGATTGAGTTTCGTAATCTCCTTAGATAGAACTAGAAATTGACGCTCTCTTTCTTGTTCTAATTTTATAGTCTCCTCAAGTTCATTAAAACCTTTCTGGAGTTCTTTTGCTTTATTTTGAGCGTCTTCAATTCTATTTAAACGAAATTCATCTTCAATCGTTTGAGTACAGGTGGGGCATACCGTATTTTCAGAGAAAAACTTATGGTCTTTGGTAATCACAGATACCTTTTGAGATAATTTGCCCTTAAGATTATTTAATTTTACTAACTTATCACCAGCACCAATTACTTCTTCTTGTTCCTTTGTGAAAGAAAACACTTCTTCTTCCGTTCTAGAATTTTCCTTTATATAAAGTTCAATTTCAGTATCTAAATCGAAAATTTTCCGTTTATTGTTACTTATATTAGTATTGCCACGATTCTCAAGTTCTTCAATAAAGTTCTGCTGCATCTTCATCTTTTCCTTAAGAGTCTCTTTCTTAAGATCAAGAGATTTAATTTGATCCTTCTTTTCACGAATTTTATCTTTAATGAGAGAATTCATTGCAGAGAAAATACGAATATCCAGAAGATCTTCAATTACTTCCCGACGATGTGCGGTAGTTAGTTGCATGAAAGGTACAAAATTACTTGAACCCAGGATTACAATTTGGACGAAACTACGATAATTTACCTTTAAGATATTTTCTTCTAAAATTTTTTGATTTGCTCTATCGTCTGCTTCTTTGTGAAGTTGAACACCATTTACTTCAATATCAAATATGTTTGGTTTAATACCCCTACGAACAAGATACTTTCTACTGTTGATGGAAAACTCAATTTCCACAACACAATCTTTTTCATTTACAGTATTAACTAATTGAGGTTTATTGATCTTACGAAATGGTTTATTAAAAAGAACAAACGTAAGTGCATCTAGAACAGTAGATTTACCTGCACCATTTGTTCCAATAATTAAATTTGTATGATGTTTTTCAAAATTAACTTCTGTCCAGTTATTACCAGTGGAAAGAAAATTTTTCCATTTAATCTTGTGAAATACTAACATTTTTAGGGGTAATTACAATATCGTCAGGTGTAATCACGGCATAAAGGTAATTATACATCTTACAAGTCTTTATGGCAAGTTCATCATCAACTTCAACCACATCCATTTCAGTTTCTTCTTGATCTTCTAGCATTAAAGCATAACGAGTTGCATCATCTTCTTCTTCAAAGAGAAATAAAACCTTATGACCATATTGATCTTGAACTGCATATGCTCCGTCGTCTTTTCTGTCCTTAAGTGTAAGAAGAAACATTATTCTATTTCGCAAGCTTGTTGATATAAATCTTGAAAAATTTCTTTGATGGTGTTCTTATCAAACTTAAATTCTGCTTCATCAATATAACGATTTAAAATAGTAAGAGTATTCTCATCTTCACCAATTTCAAAATCTTCATTTTCTTGTACTTCAAAGTTCTCAATAATTTTTAATTCTTGAACACCTGATGTATAGAGTTTATCAATAAATTTTTCAAAATCCTTTGGTTTTGATTTTTTACGAACAATTACCTTCACGATTTTATTTTTATACTCAGTTGGATCAAATAATTGATATGGAGTGTCCTCGTAATAAATGTTGTAAAATAATTTATAAGGATTGTTAACTGGAGTATGTATAAGGGTTTCCGTATCAAAGATATGAAATCCACGAGTATCATTTACATCCGTCCAATACATTTCGTAAGGATTACCAAGATAGAAGATATATCCATTATCAGAACGAGTGTGGTAATGACCAGAAAATACCTTCTTGAACTTTGCAAAAATATTCGAGTCCAGTCCATGTTCCTCCATAATCAGATTGCGATTTACGCGAAAACCCTGTAGTTCAAGGTGCCCCATCGCAACCTTTGCATTAGTCTTATTAATTTGATTCAAAGTTTCATCATAGTTTTCACTACAAATCCAAGGAACCATTAGGATATTCAGACCACCAACATTAATAGTTTGTGGAGAACTATAAGTTTTAACATTCGGATAGGTTTGAAGAAGCAAACTTGGAGAATTAACGCTATTGGTATTCTTGTAGTAACAATCATGATTACCAATAATCATATGAACATCATATCCCCGAAGAGGTTCAAATACAACTCTCTTTGCCCATTCAAGACTTTGATAATCAATTGACTTACGACTATCAAAGGCATCACCCATATGAATGACTGCTTCTACCCCGTGTTCTTCAAGGGCAGGGAAAAATACATTCTTATAGAAAAGTTCAAAATGATCGTGCAAGTGTTTAGAACCTTTGCGGGCACCATAATGAGTATCTGTTAAAATTGCAACTTTCATCGATTACTGCGGTATTGAATATTATCCTTCATTGAATTATATTCCGAATTGTTGCCAGAAAGTAATCCGTCATCAATTGTCATAACCTCATCAAACCCAGTACGCTCAATAATCTTAGTTTTAATTTCTAACTGTTTCTTTTCCTTTTGAATTCTTCTCAAAAATGCATAATGAATAATCTGAGTAAAATATGCAAAAGGATTCTGTGACCTTTCTGGATTGAAATTATGAATATATTGAACACAATTTTCAATCCCGTCAGAAATCATATCCTCACGGAACATATAATTCACAAAGTTTGGTTTATATGATAAATGAGTCGCAATCTTTAGAAAACACTCTCCCAAATAGTTTGTAATACGTGGTTTAGGAAGACCTGCCTCTTTAGCAGCTGCAACCTTTGTACGATATACAATAAGTGCTTCTAATAATTCTTTATTATTTACATAATGTTCTGGTTTTTTCTTGGACATACATCGGACTCATTTACGATAACTTTTGTTTATTATAGCACATCATCAAAGGGCTTGACAAGATGCTCAAATACCAGTAGACTAGGTTTGTCTCCATTGAAGATGAGAACTTAGCTTTCTTTAATACCTTTAAAGATCTTTTCAAGCCTTTCCCTGGCATGTTCAACTGATGATATATATCCCATTTTAGATGAAGGTTTTACGATACCTGAAGAATTATAAGAGTCAATTGTTTCTCTATCGTTCAGATAATTATTATAAAGTTCAATTATTTTAATATCTTTACTTTCAGTCATTGTAATAACTTTATCAAGTCTTATGATAAAGAAATCATCAGATGATAAATCAATCCATGGTTTAACTTTTACATATGTATTTTTATATTCTTTTGTTATTTTAATTGTAACTGGATTTTGAAGAACAATTAAAGTATCTCCATCATTTTCATCTATAACCACTAGTGAAAATATTTCTTCACCAGACACTAATTTTAAAACGCAATAAAATTCTTCACTCATTGATCTTTTAGAGGAATATTTACAATTTCATAATTAAAGTTTTCTTCGTTCTAAATTTTGATACG